CTGGGCATCGATATCCGCCTGGGTGGGCGCGAAAAATCTGCCCAGGTTGCCCTGCTGGTATTCGCTGAGGGACTGCTTCATCTTCTCCAGCTTGGCCTGGGCTTCATCGAGCGTGGTGGGCCGCCCGATATTCAGCATTGCGTCCCACGCGGACTTCGCGCCGTCCTTGACGTCGCGCCAGTAGCGTTGCAACGTGCCAAGATGATCGCGCAATTCGTCCGTTTTCTGCTCCACGTCTCTGGCGTATGCCGACTCCGCGAGCGCCGCTGCTGCTGCTTTGTTGCCCTGATCTTCGAGCGCCTTGATTTGCAAGTAAACGGATTCGGTTAAAAAGTGAGTCGCGTCATTTAGTTTGAGCGATGCTTCGACAGGCGACTTGCCGAGTTCGTTGAATTGCTTGACGGTTTCCTCTGCCGCCGGTCCACCCGCCCGTTCCATGTCGATGGCGGCCTGAGCGGCCTGCTGCAAGCCGTCTGCCGCGACTTTACCGCCGGAGGCTAATTCCGCCAGCACCTCGGCAGCGAAATGCTGCGTAGCGCCGGTGGCGGCGGCGACATTGCCGGCCATTGCCTGCAATCCGCTGGCGGTTTCCCCGGCCGCATTGCCGGTTAGGATGAGTGCGCGCGCGTATGCATCACTTTCTTCGGCGCCCATCTTGATGGCAACCGCGAACGCCGCGACAGCGGCAACGGCAGCAGTTATGGCCCCGCCAAGCCCGAAAATAGATGCCATCGTGAAATTGGTGCGCTCCGCCAGCACCATCATGCTGCCTGGCACGCGCGAGAAATTGCCGGACATGGCCTCATGCCCCAGCACCATCAGCTCGCGCCGCGCGCCGACCGTCGAGAATGCCGCTTTTTCGGCACCTTCCGCCGCTTGCGCGAACCCTGCATTGGCGGTCGCGCCGAAGCCTGAAACCGCCGCCTGAGCGGCCTTGATCTCGGACTGGATTTTTGCGTAGGCGGCGTCCAGCCTGGCGTCGTCGATCGCCGCCACGCTTCCGCTTCTGGCGGCCTGGTCGAGCGCCTTGAAATCGGCTTGCAGTTGCCGCAGTTTCGCGGACAGCGGATCGTAGCGGTCGATCAGCCTGGTCACGTCGTCCGCCGTTCTGCTCACCGCCTCGCTGTTTTGCCTGAAAGCCTGGCTGGCGGAGGCCATTTGAGCGGTCTGGTTGCGCAGGGCGTCGTTGAGGCGTTGCGACTCGGACGTGGTTTTACTGGACGATTGGCCGAGCTTGTCGATATCGCCGACGACGGTCTTGACCTCGGCTGAGGCCTCTTTGCCGTCGGCCGTGATCCTGATGCCGAGCGTGACCTCGTTACTCACGGTTCATTACCTCGAGCGCGGCCGATTCCATGACGCGGAGGCCATCGAATACTTCCAGCCGCTCAGAATCGGGAATTCTCATCAGTCTCAACACGCTCTCGCACGCCTCGGGGCGCAGCCCCAGGTAGATCAATCCGGCCATCCCGGCTGCGACGTTCCAGGCGCGGGTGAGCCTCAGAAATGCCTGGACGGTCGGCCAGTTACAGGGGTAGACCAGGAATCGCTCCTGGTCGTCTTCGTCTTCTTCGCGGATCCCGGCGATCGACTCGGCCGGGACGCCCAGCGCTCGCATTTCCGCCACCGCCGACTCGTCAATGCGATAAGCCGGCCGATATGCCGCCCAGTGCCGGGCGGCTTCCATCAGTTTTTTCGCTTGGCCTTTTTGCCGGCGGCGGCTTCGAAATAGGCGCTGATCAGGGCCGAGCGCACATACGGGATGCGCAGCACGCGGGACTGCATGTCGGGCGAATACTCCAGGTTCCGTCCGGCGGTATCCTGGAAGCCGCCCAGCTTGCGCAGCACCTGGTTGAGGATGTCGATATCCGCGTTGCCGTTGCTGTCGCGCGAGGCTTCGATCTGCTCGTCGATCTTTTCCTGCGGCAACAGGATGAAATCGGCGCGTACTTCGTGCTTGGCCACCGCGCCACCGTCCTGGGGGACGTTGATGATGACGGGCCAATCCTTGAGCAGCACTTCTTCATTTGCTTCGGGTACGATGAACATGGTTTTTTCCTTTGCTTGGGTTGGGTTGGCGTTTAATAAACGAGAATCTTGATTTCGTCGTTCCCGGCGGTACTCGGCAGGAAGGCGAGGTCCATCTTCAGCGCCACGTCGCCGTTCTTGTCCTCGTAGGTCGGCTTGCTGACCTGGGCATTGCCGGACTGGATCTCGACGATGTTGCCGGGCACGGTGCCATGGATCACGTCCAGGCCGCCTTGAATCACGTTGCGCACGGCGGCGTAGTAGTCCCAGCTGGCGAGCGACGGATCGATGATGGTGATGGAGCCCTTCGAGGCGCGGTCCTGAATGGTCACGAACTCCTGGCCTGGCAGATTGACGTAGCCCACCTTGTTGCCGACATCGAGCGAGAAGGCGTACATCGGCGCGGCATGGCCTTGCAGATTCGGCATGGCGGTGTTGATGTTGTTGACCGCCACCGGCTTTTTCCAGGCGGCCAGGTTGACCGTCGGCGGTACGGCTTCGTCCGCGATGGCGCCATACAACGCGGTGAAGTCGAACTTGATCTTGGGGATGGCCTTGGCATCCATCGAAATGTTCGCGTTGCCCATCATGCCAAGCAGCTTGTGGTTCTTGAGCGACATATGGGCATAGCAGGAAAGGCTGGTGAAGGCGTTGGACACCGGGGTGTAATACACATGCGGCGGCATCAGATTGATGGTGAAGGTATCGCCCACGGCAAAAGGCGCGACGACGGTCGGCGTAATCGTGGCCGAATTGGGCAGCGCGAAAGCCGTCGCATTGGTCATGGTCACCCCGAGCTGGTTGTAGGCCGGATCAGCCGGGGTAGCCGGCGCCGATACCGTAAATTTGGCCACGCCGGATGCGCCGGCGGTCGTGCAGGTCAGCGTCACGCTGCGCGGCAGGGTGCCGGTGAATGCGGTGGTCTTGTCATAGGTGAACGAACCGGCCGGGGTGCCCGACGCGGTGGGCGGGCTGGTCTGGATCGTGGCCAGGCCGGCGACCGTCGTCTCGGCGAATCCGCAGGCCATCAGCAGCTTGCCCCAGGCGGGCGCGGTTCCCTGGGTGCCGGACCCCGCCAGCTCGACCGATCCGGACAGGCCGAAACTGGACGCCACCGGGAATTGCTCGGCGTTGCCGAGGAATGGCCTGATGATGTCGCGGCTGGCGGTTTCGATGTTTGGCGTGATGGTGAAGTCGCCCGCCACCAGCAAGGCATCGGCGGCGCCGGGCACGGCATCCACGCCGTAAGCCGATTCTACGGCCGCGCGGAAAGCGCGAATGCGGTATTTATTTGCCATTATTGCTTACTCCCATCAGTTTGCATTTCGTTCCCGTCCTCCAGGGAGAGGCGGGGGACCGTTACCGGATCGATTTTTTTAACGGTCCCGACCGGGATTCCGGCATCGTCGACGGGGACGCGGTTACCGTGTTCATCCTCGATATAGCGGCCACCACGGCCGCGATTTGGATCATCCATCACACACTCCTCAAGTAATAAGCCGTCACGAATTCGTCCTGCCACCACAGCACGCCGTCCTGGAGCTGGAGCAAACGCCCGGATCCGAACAGCACCGGATCGCAATCGGGCCCGGGCTGCCAGCCGAGCAAGACGGCCATCACCGCCGCGCGCAACGGCGCGAGATCGCCCTGGGCATTCTGGCCACGCGCATCGCGCAGGTTGGAAATCGCCAGCACGACGCCGAAACGCGCTTCGGCGCGCTGCGACACTGCCGAGACCAGGCTGTTTTCTCCGGCGCGTTCCGCCAGCGGGATGACGTAGGCGGCCGGCAGCCTGCCCTTCAGGTCCAGCCCGGCAGAGGCGAAATCCGCCGCGCCGGCAATCTTTTTCAAAGCCGACACGCTCGCCAGTCGCGTCTCGACAGCAGATAGCATCAGTAATCCGCCAGGAGATCGGCGCCGAACACGCGCGCATTGGCCGTAAACTGCACGCCGGCGGCATCGGGGACCGGCACGTCGACCGGATCGAGACCGAGCGACACCAGGCCTTTTGCCAGTGCCTGCAGCCATTTGATCACATCGTCGTGGCGATCCTTCACGCGCTCGTTTACCCGGGTGTCGTAGAGGTAGTAGCGCGCCAGGTCGCAGGCCTTGGGCACCAGCTCCGCCGGCACGCTGGCCAGCGGCAGGGCGTAGCGGCTGGACAAGTAGCTGTTGATCTCGGCATCGGCATCCGCCAGCGCCCGGGCAAGCACGGTCATGTCGATCGCGCCGGTATTGGCGCGGTCGGTCAGCTCGACCAGTTCTTCCTGGCCGAAGCGGTCGATCATGTCCTGGGCGACGGCGTAGCTCATGGCTTAAACCGATGTTTCCTGTTTGATCGCCTGCCAGGCAGCGTCCCGCTCCACGGCGGAAACCGCGAACCCGACCGCCGCGCTCAGCACGCCAGTATTCGGGCGCCCGTCGCTGATGACGTTCTCGGGGTTTTCCAGGTCAAGCGCGGCGATCGCGGTTTTGATTGCCGCCTCGCGTTCCGCAGGATCGAGGCTTGCTTCCTGTATCTCTTCCAGCGCGCCCAGTTCGACCAGCTCGTCTGCATCTTTCCTGTCCATGGCGATGGTCTCGCCTTCGCCATGGATACCGTCCTGGTCTTTGACCGGTGATTTCACTTTGTACTTGGGCATGGAGCCTCCTGTTATCACCCGACCTGGTCGCCCAGATCGGGTAGCTGGTTGCATTAGGCCGGGTTGATGATCAGGTAGCCCGAGGCGATGCCGGACAGCACCGGTGCGCGCTCGTAGTTCACCCCGTAAATCCAGCTCTTGGCGTTGTTGTCGTAGTAGGCCGGCTCGACGGCGGGGTTGCCTTCCATCGTGTAGGTGTAGCCGTAAGAGGGCTCTTCCATGCCGGACGGGCTGATCGGGACGTAGGCCAGGACTGCGTTGTTGCCCCATACATCCGTCGCCGCGTTGGCATCGCTGAAGGTGATCGCCTTGCCCACGACGACCTTGGACACGTTGAAATAATTGGCCAGCATGTCCTCGGTGAGGGACTCGTGCGTGGTGTACTGGAAGCGGGCGACCACGTTCGGATTGGTGCGGCACGCCTTGAAGGCCTGCGCGGAGAGCATCAGGACGTTGGGGTAAACGCCGGTGCTGGCGCGGATCGCATCGCGCCCGGCATCGACATCGGCCAGGGGGGTACCCGTCGACGCGCTCCATTTGGTGGAGCCGGACAGCGTGACTTTGTGGTTGGCGTCGTAATTGTTGGCGTTGAGGGCGAGCGCGGCCTGGTCGTTTTCCAGGGAGAGCTGCATGGCCTTCATGGTCTGGTTGACCGCGCGCGAACCCAGATCGATACCGGGGACGCGGGACGCATCGCGCATATGCTCGCGCGGCACCACCGCTTCGAGCGAATCCTGCAGCAGCGCGAAGGGCTTGCCCAGGTAGCCGAACTGCAAGCGCTTGGTCGCGCCGCCGGGGGCGCGTTTGGAGTTGTAGAGGCGGAACGATTCGCGTCCGAACTCGATTATCTGGCCGCCGCTGACCTGGACAGGCACGGCCGGGAACAGGTTATGGCCGATCAGCTCGGCGTTCTGATAGCCCTGTACGACGGTGGTCAGGATCGGGTCGATGACGCGCGCGCCGGAATTTGTCAATGCCATGGTTGATATCCTTTAAAAAATTGAGAATCGGCAGCCGTTTAACGGCGCAACAATACTTCGACGAATTCGCCGGCCCCGCCGGCGGCGCGTAGCGCGTCGGCGAACACGTATTCCGGCAGCACGGACCCGGTCAGCACCGCGCCGTTGGCGGCCGTTGACTGCATGGCCGTCGCGCCTGCGGCAACCGCCAATGCACTGGCCGCAATGGCGCGGCCCGTGGCATCGACGATCAGCGCCGCGCCCGCGGCAAAAGCGGCGCCCGCCTCGATCACCGCGGTGCCGATGCAGGTCACATCCACATAGGTGTTGATCGGGGCGGACCGGTTGGCGACTCCCATGACTTTCTGGCCCTGTACGCTGGCCTGAAGTCCGTCGAAACCGACGGCGCGGCATTCGGCGATCGCGCCGGCCGCCATCACAGACTCGGAATGAATGCTTCGTGCTTGCTTGGCCATTTAATTGCCTCCTACGGCGTTGACTGCGGTTTGGTAACTGGTGTTGGGGTGCGCGGCCTGCCAGGCGAGCGCCTTTTTATGGATTTCAAGCCGGTCGGCGTCGACGGCATAGCCGCCGGGCGCCGCGAATTCGACGGTGTCACCGGCGCCTTCGACCTTGGCCACCTCGGAAAACTCCACCTGTTTAGGCAGCGCGGCGAGGAATGCCTTGAGGCCATCGGCCAGCGGCTGCTTCGCATCGCCTTCGCCGAACTCGACGACGGTATCCTGCCCGGCCAGGAAGTCCAGCGTGGCCACGCATACGTCTTTTTGCGCCGGCAGCAGCTTGCCTGCCTGGATCAGGCCCTCCGAGAAGGACAGGTGGCTGGCATGACAGGCAGCGCGAACGCGGGTTTTTTCGGCCTCGGCGAATGCGGCCTGTTCGGCCTTGAGCCGGGCGTTTTCGGCTTCCAGTTCGGCGAGCCGGGCTTTTTCTTCAGCAGACATGGCGTCTCCTTTGGGTTGTGGTTCGGTGAATGAGGGAAGGGGCGCGGGGTCGGTTTCCTGGGCCGCGTCGGCCTCGAGGGCGGAAACGGTGTAGCCCGGGACGACCTTGTCGGCCTCTTCCAGGCCGAACTTGCCGATGATCCAGTCGCGCAGGCTGCGCCACAGCGAGGCGTTTTGCATGTCGCCCCAGTCGGCGAACTCGACCACGCCCTCTTCGGTATCGGAGAATTCAGGCGTGCGAAGCCCCTTGACGGCCGGCGCCTGGGCGCCGAGGAAGCCGACATGGCGCAGGTAATAGACGCCGGGAACCGGGTTGTTGGGCGCGGAAGGGGAATAGAACGCGGCGCTGATCTTCTTGAACGCACCGGACTTCACCATCTCGGCAAAATCGGGGTTGACCTGGACCGGCTCGGCATCCAGCGCGCCTTCGGTAAACGCCAGACTGGCTACCCAGCCGTAGGCGGGGTTGTCGTGCCTGGGATGCCCCACCACCAGCGGCGCTTCGTGCTTGGCCGGGTCGTAGGCCGCGGCAGCAGCGGCCAGGTCGGATTCGGAAAACGACAACGTCGCGCCGCTCATCGCGGTATGCGTGCCGGGCTTGAAAATCTGGATGGGCTTGAATGTTTTCATGCCGCCCATTGTCCGGGGGCGGCATGGGCGAGTTAAGGCGGAAGATGTTCCGGGTAAAGGTCCGGGACTGTTTTTTCAGGCTATACGAAGCTCAGCTCATATCAAAATTGTAACCTGAATACAGCTAAAAAGACCATCGCCAACCACGTTAAACATGCGTTAATTTCTCGCGCTGTCGTTTTCTGCTACATGGATAAGGGTAGATACGCGCCGAACGATTGTAGGGCGTTTTATGCGATGGATCGTTTTACGCACCGTCCGCCGCATTCTGGATGGCGCCGCGCAGGATGTCCAAAACATCGTCGCGCCAGTCGTCAGGAAGTCCATCCGTTGGGATAAATTGACGGGCCGGAATCGTGACGCTCTTCACGAAAACCTTGTTCGGTCCGACCATGAAGAACAGCGATTTCCCGTTTTTAGCGGTGACGGTCCCGCCAAAATTCTGCAGCGCGCCCTGAACTTTATTGGTGCCGACCTCGACACTGTTGCCGCCCACCTGGTAGTCGATACTGTTCATCAGGTGCCCGTCTTTCACCAGGGGCATACCCTGGCGGGTTTTGAGTGGCGCCCAGGCGTTGCCGTATGGGTCGCGCGATCCGACGAATCCGCGCTGTATGTTGGACTTGAGCATGCGGCCGATTGATTCCAGCTCCTGGGCGGGATCCTCGCCCAGGGCGATCAGCCGGTTGAAGGCCTCGCGCACCTGGGAATCGGCGATCTCAATTTTGATGTCCGGCATGATTTGTCCTATACTTATTTTGCTGTTACCGCCCTGGCAACCGGGAAATTCGCCTTCCGGTTAGGTTTCCGGCTATGCCGGCAGTCTTTGCGTGGAGCGTGGCGTACCACCTGGACGGTCACAGCGCCCCAGATATCAGCACATAACGTGATTCCTTCAGATTCACGGTCTGCACCAGGCCACCGCTAATCACCCTGTTTTCCGTCACGATTTCCCTTGTGCCTCCCGGCTGCCGGGTCTTACGCACATAATCCACCGCCACCACGATCTTGCCTGTCCTATCCTTGGCGTCTTCCGCCACGTCGAACACGTAAAGCAGCGTTTGCTTTTCATCATCCCATAGGACGGCAACCGGATCCGCCAGCAATTCAGGCAGGCGCTGGACGTATTCCAAAGGGACGTTCTTGCCGGAATCCAGTTTCGCATCGCGCACCAGGTGGGCCAGCTTTGAATCATCGATGGCGATAGCAGCCGACTGGGGGGCGGCATCCCTGACCTTGGCCAGATATGCGACGACATCCGGCGTCAGCGCGCCGATCACGTGCCGCTCACCCTTGGGCGTCATTTCGCCGGCCACCGTTTCCACCCAGGCGGAAAACTCGCGCTCCAGCTCGGGCACGATCAGCTTTTCCATCGAGGCGAATGCGGCGGCGCCGAGGTCGGCCGGCGCAGCGGACATCTTGCCGACGAATGCTTCGCTGGTTTGCGACAATCCGCCCTTTCCTGGGTGGTAACCCCAGCCGGGATCGACCCCCTTTGGCACCTGGAACACCTCCCCGGTGCGCGGATTCTCCCACTCGAAGGCGTCGCTTGTCGGCGCAGTGTCCGGACCGTCCTTACCCATTCTCTTCAAGTCGCGCTCGGACAGCTGAATCACCATGCAGCGGCAGTTCCAGCCGTTGGGTGGGAAGTGGGTATCCCACCATGGATCGTCCCAGCGCAGCACCATTCCGCTCCAGGCGCGATGCGCCGGACGGGTGCGATCATCGTCCACCGCCACGTACATCAGGTAGGGCGCGGACTCGGCATTCTTGACGATTTTAGCCCAGTGCCCGGCCGCATAGGACGTGCGCAGATTGGTGTCGTAGATGATCTTGAGGCGTCGGCTGCTGCCGAGCTGCACCTCGCTCACCTCGCCGGTGGCGGGATCGACCATGTCCTGGCGCCCCCACCATCCGCGCGCGATCATCAGGGGCTTGAGTTGATCCTTGAACCATTGCAGCGACCTG